CTTTCTCTAAAAATTATAATCTTTCTGTTAGACAAGAAGAGATAGAAGAAAATATAGCGTTTATTTCAACAGGAGTAGTAAGATAATGGCAATCATAAGAAAAACAGTAAGTGGCTTAAAGCCAGATTCAAATTATCTTTTTGCGGTAAAGCCAAAGAATACAGAAATATCTGCATCAGATACTATTCCAGATTCAATAAGAATTAAGACTCCATCTTCTAGTTCTGTCCCAAGTGGCATTACAGGTTTTGAAGTTCGATGCAACTTTGAATCTGTTATGTTTATTATTCAACCAGTTGCAGATCAAGACTTTGCCGAATATGAATATGAAATATATGATGGGGAAACTATTTCTTCGACTTTAGTTTCTACGGGAAAAAAAAGGTCAACAGTCTTTGTTATTTCCGTTGCAAACACAACAAGAAATGTTAATCCAACAACAGGGGCAGAAACTGTAGCATATAAGAAATATTACGGAAGAGTCAGAGCAATTAATACTTCTGGCACAGGTGGAGCATGGACAGCTCTTGCAACACATAGCGGAAATATACCTTTAATTGAAGATCAATATATTAGTTCATTAACAGCTGGAAAAATAACCACAGGCTTAATGACAGCAGAACAAGTAATTCTACAGAATGCATCAGGGACTTTACAATCCTACACTCCAACTAATGGAATGTCAGTAATTAGATCTTCTAATTTTATTGAAGGAGCTTTGGGTGTTGGTCAAGGTTGGATAATCAAAGGTGATGGAACAGCACAATTTGATGCAGCTTCAATTAGAGGAACCTTATCAGCTAACTCAATATTTATAGACGCTTATAATAGATGGGCAAGAAACTCTGCAAATAGTGCAAGCAATTTAGAATTCGTTGTAGGTAACGCAACTAATCAGTTGTACTGGAATCCAACTGGAGGAACTGGTAGTGGATCTCTATTAAAAGTTGGAAACTCCACTAACTACATGCAGTGGGATAATAATACATTAACTGTAACTGGAGCAATAACAACTAACGCAACGATTCAGAGTTCAACCGCTGGCGGACTAACGATAGGTACTAGCTCGTTGCAATTTGGTGCTGGAGGTTATCAAAGCTCAGTAATGTTTGTTGGCGCACATACTGCAGGTGGAGTTACTGCAAATAAATTTTCTTTAGGTGATAAACTTTATTTTGATGGAACAGACTTGACAGTTGCCGGAACTATAATTGCTTCTGGAGGCACTTTCAGCGGAACGATTACCGCTACAGGAACAATATCTGGAGGAAATTTAACCGGTGCCAATATTCAAAACACTGCGATTGGCATAACTCCAACTTTCAAAGTAGATACTTCAGGAAACGTTTTTGCAAACAATATATATGCAACAGGAATCACAACAGACTTAGGATTACAAATTAGAGCAGATGGAAAAGACTCGAATAACAATCCTGTTGCAGGTGCAAGCTCTGGAGCCATTTGGATTTTAAGTGCATCTGGAAAAGATACAAAAATAGGAAATTTAGATGGCTCTTTAAACATTAGATACAGAGGCGCGTCAACAGGAATACCAAGGGCTGTTATTATTGAGCCAAGATATTGGACTGGTTCTACATGGAGTCAAGATATAAATATGGAGATAAACTTATCAGATGAAACCGGAACTCAGTACGCTCTGTATTTAAATAATGATATGGTATTTAGAGGCGGTGCACTAACTGGTTCTGGTAATGATGTTTTTTCAGATACACCAACAACTACAACTGCAGACCCAAATACTACAGCAGGCGTTGCAATGTGGAGAACTGTAAACGCAAAAGGTACCTATGTATTGGCTAGATCTACTACTAGTTCTAGTATTAAGATTAAAGAAAATGTTTCTACAGTTACAAGCGAAGAGGCTTTATCATTAGTTAAGAACTTAATTCCTAAAAAATTTACCTACAAAAAAGAAGAAAAGTTTGATAATGATTTTTCTTATAAATTCAAACAACTTGACTATGACTATGGTTTTATAGCTGAAGACATAAAAGAAAAAATACCTACTTTGGCAATCTATGATTTAACAAAAGAAGGAATTGAAAAATTTAAAGAACAATCTTTTGAAGAAAAAGACATAGATTCAGAAGAGTATTTTAATGTAGTAAACTATAAAAGAACTGCGATAACTTCAATTTTAGTTGCAACAGTTCAAAATCTTTTATCTCGCATTGAAAGTTTAGAGTCACAACTTGCAGCCCAATAAATCAACTGATATACTCTATCAGTAATTTCTATATTAGGAGAAACAATGCAAGAGTCTAATTTAGATGTAAATCTAATTATTCAATCATTTCAAGAAAAAGTTAGCCAGCTTATGACAGAGCTAGTTGTTAAAGAAGCAACAATTAAACAACTGGTATCTCAAATCCAGCAGGCGTCAGAACAAAAAGAAGATTTTTCAGTTCCAGAAACAACAAAGAAAGAAAAGTAAAATGTCACAAGAAGAAACAGTAGCAGAAGCACCAAAAGAATTCACAATCACTATTAATATCAGTGAAGCAAATTTAGCTTATAAAAGCGATTTCTCTGAGCCAGAGACAATTTTCTGGCTTGAAGCGGTTAAGAATATTGTTCTCAATAAGACCTTTGAAGCAACTGGTCTTAAAAGCTGAATATATTAAATAAAAAACCGTACTATAGAGAAATAAATTAAAACTCTGGAGTACAAAACACATGCCTATACGTCAGTATCTACCCTTTCAGCAGTCTTCTAGTAAAGAGTTTGACTTTGCTGCCGCCCAGTTGGACGCTACCCAAATAAGTGGTTTAGCTAAGACTATGAAAGTTGCTGCCCTAGCACTTGGTTACCAGGGCACTAATTATTTTTATACGGGCAGAAGCAACTTCGAGCCATCTCCTTACGACTTTGATCGAATTATTCAAGCTGTTGATACAGATTCATATGTTAAGCAGGCGGTAGCCAAGTATAAAGACCTCTTCTGGAAAGAGGGCTGGCAAATAGTCGGAGAAAACCCTGAGGCAGTAGAGTATCTTTATCAAAGAATCGATTATATGGAGATGGCAATGAAGAGGCCATTCCTTGAATTCTTAATTGATTTATCTGATCAGCTTTTTAAGTTTGCAAACGTATTTATTGTTAAGGCTAGAGGCGATCTGTCTCAGTACTTTCCCTCAAAGATTGAACCCATCAATGCTACACAACCAGTAGTAGGGTATTACTTAATACCTACAGAGCAAACTAGAATACTTAGAGACAGATACAACAGACCTAAATCTTATCAGCAGCAAACTGATCCATTAACTTATGCGCCAACGGATAGAGATCCAGTTTGGTCAGCAGAAAGAGTTATCCACCTTTTCTTTGACAGAAAACCAGGAAGAGCTTTTGGAACTCCGTTTATGTCTAATGTTTTAGATGACGTCGTAGCCCTTAGGCAGATGGAAGAGGATATACAAAATCTTGTCCATAGAGAATTGTTCCCTCTTTACAAGTATAGAATCGGTACTGCAGATCAACCAGCAGAACCAGAAGAAATAGATCAAGCGGCATTTGAAATTGAAAACCTTAGAGCAGAAGGTGGATTAATTCTTCCTTTTAGGCATGATGTTGATGTTATCGGTGCTGGCAATTCGGCACTAGACGCTAGTGCTTATCTTGATCACTTTAAGGAAAGAGTAGCAATTGGCTTAGGCGTTGCTCCTCACCACTTGGGCATGACTCTCAATGGCGGCAATAGAGCCATGACTGAAAGGCTTGATACTGCATTATATGACAAGATAAAGCAGTTCCAAAAGCAATTTGCTGAGATGATAAGACTTCATATATTTAATGAGATTTTGTTTGAAGGCGGATTTGATCCAATTACAAATCCAATTGGAAACGAAACATCTGATCGTTGTTATTTTAAGTTTAATGAAATAGACGTTGATACTCAAGTTAAAAAAGAAACACACATTATACAAAAGTATGTAAGTAACCTTATTGGTTTAACCGAAGCTAGAATAGCTTTAGGTGTCGACCCAGAGGTTGAAGAGGATGATCTTTTTCAAGCTAAGCAAGGAAAGATTCAAATGGATATGGCAAAAGCTCAAGCTAAAATAACGCAAAATGCACAACAAAAGAATCAAAAAGATGTTGTTGTAGATGCCGATAAGCAGGAGCCAGCACAAAAGGGAGAAAGAAATCTTCCATCCAACAGAAGAGGTCCAGGCAATTCTGTTAGACCACAAAATCAACAAGGAAGAAATAATTCTCCTAATATAAAAAGATCAGACAGTTCATGGCTAGGTCTTGTTGAAAGTTTGCTAGAAGACGAGTATAATATATATCCAATAGACATTGAAGTAAACGAAAATAAGGAAACACAATGAGTTTTATGATTGAGTCAGAAATCTCCAAGCAATATCTTAGAGAAGAAGATGCCGTAGAAGGTTTTAGAGAAGCTGTAGAAAATGGTCAAGTAAGATTGGCTTTACAAATTCTTGTAGATATAGTTGACGCTTTTGTTGACATTTTTGAAGCTGTCACAGAAGGTGAAGACGAAGAAGAAGTCCAGCAAGAAGTAATAAAAGAAGTAGTAGCAGAAAAAATACAGCAAGAGCAACCAGTTGAAAAAATTGAGCCAGCTCCCAAAAAGACAGTAAAGCAAGAAAAACCTGACACACAGGAAGTATAATGAAGGTATTAATTGGTTGTCCAATTTATAAAAGAAGTTGGATATTCCCACTATGGGCATCAGCAATAGAAAGACAATCTGTTCCTCTTTCTGATATAGGTTTCATTTTTGAAGCTGCACCAGACGACGAACAAACAATAGCTTTTATAAAAAGATTTGTGGATATGAATCCGCAGATTGCCCATTGTGAAATAACTATCAGAGAAGATATTCCGCACTTTGAGCATTCAGCAAACTCAAGACAGTGGACCATGTCAAAATACCATAACATGGTTAATCTTAGAAACTCTCTTTTAAAAAAAGCAAGAGAAATTAGTCCTGATTATTATTTTAGTTTAGATTCTGATATAATAATTAAACATCCATCAACAATAGAACTTCTCGCTGCACATATCGACGATGGCGCAGATGCAGTAAGTCCACTAATGTTTATGACTCCATTTGACACTAAGTTTCCAAGCGTAATGTCATGGAAAGATGACGGATCTGACAAAGCCTATAGGCAAGAGTCTTATCCAATTGGAAGTTATTTTAAAGCAGATGTTATAATGGCTGCTAAAATGATGTCCAAAAAAACATATGAGAATGTTAATTATGAATTTCATTCTCAAGGAGAAGATTTGGGATGGTGTCTTGACGCCAAAAGAAAAGGTCTTGACCTTTACAGCGCATCCTATATTTATGCTCCACACCTAATGCATGAGGAATTTCTTTTGAAGTTCTTAAAAGAAGGTGATCAAAGAGAATCTATTCTTTTTGAAAACTATATAAAAACGTGATATCTTTATATAAAATTGTTTAATGCTATAAAAGTAAATTACTATATATTTTGATCTAATAAAAATGGAGTAAACATGGCTTTTGACTTTGTCGAAAACTTTACAGTAAAACTACCTGATTTCTCTCAATCAGACTTTTCTTTTGAGGAAGCAAATAATCTTAATCAGGGATTAATTATAGAAGTCGCCGCTATTCATGAAGGCTTGACACGGAAACTATAATAACTACTCAGCTATTGAGTTAGAAAAAGCTCTTCAGTCATGGGTTGAACCATATCCAAAGCCAATTATTTTAAATCATGATTTAAACTCTGAGCCTATTGGCAGAGTAATGGCAGCCAAGATGGATAAAGAGCAAGATGGCTCATCTTACGTTAGGCTGCAGATTGCAATCACAGATCCAGTAGCTGTTCAAAAAGTTTTAGATAAAAGATATCTAACTGGATCAGTGGGCGGAAGAGCTAACAAGGCTGTTTGCTCAATCAGTGGTGCAGACCTTGCTAAAGAAACAGAAGCAGGAAGGCCACCTCTTTCTAAGTACAGAAGAGGTCAAGTTTATAAAGGCAAACTTGCATTTGTAGACATGCAAGATATTTCTTTTAAAGAATATTCTTTTGTCAATCAACCTGCAGATTCAAAGTCTAGCGTTAGATCAGTTAAGGGTCCTAATGCCGGCGATGTAGCAACAACTGATGGCGAATGGGTTGCTAAGAGTTCTGCTTTTGTTCTTCATATGAACGAAGAAGATATAGTATCAATTGAAGAAAATCAATCAGTTCTTACTTCTCTCAAAAAGAAGGAATCGAAGCCCTTGTATCTCCATCTTAAGGGTTCTTTCTTGACTGCACTTTCAATCCATGAAAGTGAAAATTATAATAACAATAATAACTCATTACTATCTGATGGAGATGAAAAAATCAGTACTGATTCTCAGGAGATTAAAACAATGGACAATGTCGAAACACAAGAGGACATCCTTGCTGTGGCCGAAGAGCTAAGCAGTGATCTTTCCTCAATTGCCTCAGAATCTGGCGAAGAACAAGAGCAACCAAAAGCTGAAGAGCAGACTAATGACCCAGAGGGTTCAGAAGAAGTTCCAGCTGAAGATGCTGCAGAAAAGCCAGAAGCTGAAGAGAAGGTCTTAGAAGACAATTCAGACAAGGCGGATGTACAAGCTCAAGAAGCTGTTGATTCCGAAAAAGCTGAAAAGTCGGAAGAGAAGTCTGAAGAAACTCAGGCTGTTTCCGAAGAGGAGAAAAAAGAGGAACCACTCAACGACAATAAAGAAGAAGTCGCTGAGACCGGTGATACTACTTTACTGCAAAAAGTAAAGCTCCTTGAGGAAGAAAATGCGAAACTTAAGAAAGCTCTACACAGAACTCTAGTAGAAAGAGTTGTTGATGCAAAAATTTCTGCAGGAGTAGAGAGCGCTGATTTAAGAGAGGGCCTAATTGAGGATCACTCAGCTAGAACCGCATCTTCATTAGCTGATTCTTTAAGAGATTTGGCAAAGATGCCAGCAGTTAAGGTTGCTATGTCATCAATGCCAGAAATAACTTCTGAGACAGAAGTTGTTGAGGGTGAGAATAATGTTCTTACTCTTGATGGAAAAGTCAAAGAAGAAAAAGAAGAAAAAGCCCCAAGTGTCGAAGAAATCTTTGTAGACGCTCTTATGGGTCGCCGTAAACTTTAAAACAACACTTTGCTTAAGGAGAAAAACAAATGAGCTTAGCAAAATTTCGTAAGGTAGGGACTAAAACTGGTTCTGGTCGTCTTGTGGTTTCTGAGGGTATCGCCCCAGCCGCATACCTCCTTCCAGCCGCAGGTCTTCCAACCTGGTATTTAGATAGTGAAGATGATCGCTTTGAGATCGTCATTCCTAAAGGAACAATTCTTTCAGTAGTAGCTAATGCAACCACCGGTGATGCAGAAGTGGTACCAGCTAATGGTACAGCTTCTTCAGTCACTTACGGTGACAACATGCCAACATCTTGGGACCCACTTGACGGTGCAACCCCAAGCTACAGCTCGGGCGCTACAGACACAGTTACAGTTCCTGCAAGATCAGTTCCAATCGGCGTAGCACAGTATGACCTGTACCGCCCATTCGACAAGGGCACCTCACAAGGTGCAGGATTTATCACTCACGGCTATATTGAGTATCCAATGGTAGAAACCATTAACTCAAACTTAGCAGTAGGTGACGTTGTTCGTCCCGATCACATGGGACGTCCAGTAAAGGCAGCTGCAAGCGATTTCCTCGCAAGCAGTAGCGTATATTCTTACCTCCAGGTTGGTAAGGTTATAGAAGTAGAAAAGTTTGCTACCAACTTTGATGATGGCCTTCTTTCCTACATGCAATTACCA